CATCTCCAATTACCGTAAGATGATGAGTCGGGCTAGAAAGTCCTATCCCCAGTTTGCTTCCATCAAATACTAAATCAGCATCTCCTTCTAAAGAATCTGTACCATTAAAGATTGCTATTCTATTATCAGCACCAGATGTAATAGAAGAAACTGTTCCGCCTCCTGAACCACCTGTAAATTCGATTATATTACCAGAAGAATCAACTCCTAATGATTTTGCTAATGTACCGGTATGGTTACCTGACCCGTAGCTATGAAGTATGGCTTGACCTGTATCATTTAGTGTAAAGTGTTGTGTTGCAGATCCTCCTTCGGTAGATCTATACGCCCATTGTAATTTACCGTTTGAATCTATTTCTTGAGTCCATATTTTTACTCCGTCTCTAGATTGTCTTATACCTGCAGCTGCTGCTGAAGATCCACTTAAATGTAATCTAGTCTGTGGACTTGAATGGCCTATACCGATATAACCGTCAGATTTGAGAAATAAAGTATTAGCAGGAGTACTTTGTTGGACTGCAAAAGGTGTAGTACTATTTGCTACGTCTCTAATCTGGAAATTTGTATTAACTCCTACTGAGAAATTACCCGAATGATCTGTGTCAACTAATCTAATATGGTTGTTGCCCGTTTCGACAGTAAAGGTTCCTGTTACTCTTGACCCACCAACAACATCTAATGCTTTAGAAGGAGATGTAGTTCCAATACCTACGTTACCATCAGAGAAATAATGATTTCCTGATCCTGATACTCTTAATGACCCAGAAAAAGAATGTATATCATCAGAAGAATTACCAAATATAGTCGAACCTGATTCAAATACTACTGATGCTGAAACTAATTCTGTTTTAAATTCTTGTGCTGTTATTGTTCCAGTAACTGTTAAATCTCCTGTAACGCTTGTATCTGTTGATATGTTTATCGTATCAGCTAATTCAATATAATTACTTGTATTAGCTCTATCATATATCTTTCCATCTCCTCCTACATGTATACTATTATTAGCATGAAAAGTATCATCGGTTCTTAGTATATTTGCTCCATCTCTAAATATAGTAACATCGTTACCGAGAGCTAATATACCGTTTTGAGATTTAATAGTGCTTTGAGCTGTTACGTATCCTGTTTCTGAAACTCTAAATAATTCAGAGTTAGCACCTGTAGACACTATAAATATTCTATCTGTTTGATTATTATCTGAGTCTATGTTTAACCTAATAGATCCATTAGATTTAATTATTTCATTAGAAGCACCGGAAAGTATTATGTTTCCTGCAGTAGTTATATCTCCTGCAAAAGTTGCATCAGTAACACCTGTTAAATTACCAGCAATTTCTACGCCCGCAGTTGTTACATTAAGACGTTTAGTACCACCTACACCAACTCTAAAATCATCATCAGTTCCAAATCCAAAATAAGTATTCCCATCTCCAGTATGTAATATATATTCAGGTATTGTTATAGAACCTCCAAAAGTTGTATCATGGAAAAAACTAATAGTATCAGAAGTATCTTCTGTGAATCTTGCAAATTCTGATCCACCTACAAATATTCTTAATCTATCAGCTATATCTTCAGATATATAAGTCGAATTACCAGTACCGTCAAAAAATAGATGATTACCGGTACTTATCTTTATATTTCCTCCTGCTGTTATATTATTAGCTACTACAGTATCATAACCAAATTGGTTACTATTTCCTACTTGTATATAACTACCTGTATGGTTACTAGAATCACCAACAAGTAAAAAGTCTGAACCTCCATTACCTTGTCTAGTAATTTGGAAATCGCCACCGCTAGTAGCAGTTACATTATATCTTACTTCACTTTCATTTCTAAAAGATATTGCCGGACTATCTCCACTATTATCATCTAGCATTATACTACCTTGAATAGTAAAGTCGTCTGGGAAGCCTTCGTAAATTACTTTTGCTCCTGCTAAATCGTTTTCTCCCGGGTCAGAAGTATGAAATCTTAATCTTTTATTTGTATCGGTAAATAAGAAAGAACTACCTTGAGATTCGTTTTGAAATTGTATAACACCTGCTCTAGGTGTAGCACCATAATCTGCTACTAATACTAATTCACCTCTGTCATTAGCACCGCCTGCTGCTAATTCTAATTTACCATTAGAAGACATTCGCATTGCATCCCAAGTATTGGTACCTTTTCTAAATCTCAAAGTACCTTGAGCTGCTCTAAATATCTGATCTGTAATTATTTCACTACCGGAACCGCTTGCATGTATATTACCGTCTACCTGTAATTTTTCAGTAGGATTAGTTACACCAATACCGAGACTTCCTGAGGTGCTAAATCTTGCTACTTCGTCTAAAGAAGAATTAACTTGATCCCATACTCTAAACGCTAAATAAGGTCCATTATTTCCTGTTGTTCTTCTACCAAAACCGAATATATCAGCTATTACGTTTCCAGAAGCATTATTAGATGTTGAAACAAATTCGATTTTTTTAGGACTTTCTCCGAATGCATTTGTTATTCTAAAAGTTGTACCTGCTGCACTCGATCCTGATGCTATTTCTAAGGTTGCTGCAGGTGAAGTTGTTCCAATCCCAACATTACCAGAGCTATCAATTACAAATCTATTACTACCGTCGTTAGCAGTATCTATAAAAAGTTTATTACTACTGTCAACAAAGAATCTTACTACACCTTGATCTGCTGCAGCATCAGTTCCTCTTAATCTTAAATCGTTTGCAAAGTCTACTCTACCGTGAACATCTAATTTTGCTCCAGGTGATGCTGTTCCGATACCAACATTTCCTGTATTTCCTTCGAGAGTAACTCTTAAAGAAGTGCTATCACCTGTGTAAAATTTTATATCATCATCATCTCTTTGAGTTCTTAATGATAAATGGTTATTTAATGCTGTTACTCTAGATTCGGCACCAGTATCAGTAAGTATTACAGAACCCTGTGTTCCTGTAGATCCAAAACTACCTGTGATACCGGATACAGTTCCGCTGCCGCTTATACTTGAGCCTGAGATGCTCGTTATTACATTAAGAGAGTTTAGTGTAGCGTCTGACCCGCTAACTATCAGTTTTTTCCAGTTTGGCATATCTTTACAATTACGGTTGGTTACTCAATGAGCCCACTTCCTTTTTCAAGGCCTATAATAGCTTTGTATATAAATAGCAAAGGAGCCCGTAAGGCTCCAACTGTTATTTGTTTAATGTTTTTAAATAAGAGGATAAAATAGTCCAGACTCTGTAAAACTGTTCGAACTCGTAACCTCTATAATTAGAATCTCTTAATTTATTGAGAAGAAATTCCATATCTTCTTTAGATAGATCCTCTAAAGCTTTCGCTTTTTGTTTATTCAATATACCCATTTTAAAACCTTTAAATTATAATTACTCTACGTAGATAAATATATCTCCAGAGCCATCAACTTTTATATTACCATTCTTTTTATATTTTGCAGCATCTGATTGTCCTCCTGCTACATCTACCACTATTGCTGAAAATGCTTCAGGAGTTACTGAAGTAGCATCTTTTTTAATTCCATCTGCTAAAGACCATCTAGCACTATTCCCATCATAATAGAATGCAGAACCTGAATCTGCTGTACCTGCTTCAACGATTATACCACCTTCTCCTACTGGTGAAGCTGATCCTGAACCTGCATTTAAGAATAAGAATTTATCCTCTACTTCTAGATTAGTAGTGCTTACTGTAGTGGTAGAACCATTAACCGTTAAATCACCTGTAATAACAACGTTATTAGAGAAAGTTCTGTTACCTGAAATAGTATCTGGTAAGGTAAGTGTATAAGAAGGACCTCCTCCTAATGCTTGTGCAGCTGTTCCGGTTACTCCAATCTCACCAGAAGTACCATTAATAGTAATTGTAGTATCACCTTGTACTGCCGTACCTGCTGAAGAACCATAATCTACTGATAATGCTGAACCAGCACCGCCTGATAAACCAGTACCTGCAACAGAAGCATTTAATTGTGTTCCTGTAATACCTCCATTAGTAACTGCAACTGTAATAGTGTTGGATGTTGCCGCTGTACTAATACCGTTACCTGCAGCAATTGTAAAATCTTCAGTCTTTAAATCTATTGAAGTATTGCCACTAGAACCGCTAATATCTAGACTTGTAGCTATTCCTGTTAATAAAGATCCATCACCTTGAAATGAACCGCTAAAAGAACCTGAAAGAATAGAAGTAGCACCGGTAGAAGTAATAACGTTAGTTCCTATTGCTAAAGTACCACCGTTAATAGTTATACCTGAGTCAGAAAGTACTCCACTTCCTCCTACTTTTACAAGGTTATTTGTTGTTAAAGAAGGTAAACTAACTCCTCCTAAGACCGCGGAAGATCCGCTAACTATTATCTTTTTCCAATTTGCCATGGTATACTGTGAGTTTTATATATTATAAATATCGGTTAATTATTAAATCCAAGAAAGAACTCATCAGACCCGCTATAAAACATTCCACCACTAACTGCAGTAGGGGTAGAATTTTGAGGAGCAAATTGAGCTGTGCCTTGTTCGTTAAATTCAAATTTTAAATCTCCTCCAGATGATACTGTTACTTTATCATTAGTACCGTCTAGAGAAATATCAAAAGAACCAGTGATTTTTAAATCATTTGTTGTTGAATAATAAGAACCTGTTTTAGCAAATATACCTATATTAGGATCGGTAGCTAAAGTTTTACCAGTATATTGATATACTGTTATAAATACGTTTTGATTATTAGAAGGTTTATTTTGATCAAACTGTAATATTCCTGTTTTATAATCAAACTGATAATCGTTAATTGATACTTTATCACTACTGGATAAACTACCGCTATTAGTAGAAGTAGATTTATAAACTACTACATTATACCCAGGAGTAGCATCTTCAGTACCAGCATTTGCTAAAGAAGGTATTGAGTATTTACTTGATAAAAAGTCAACTTTTTGATTAGCATTAATTATTTGCGGGGTTATTCCGGAATTACTACCTGTGGGGTAGAGGAAAAACCAAACATCGTTATCTAAATTCGATTTAGTAAGTCTATGTCTATACCAATACTTAATAACCCCTTGAGTGCTACCATCTTGACTACTACCGCTAAAAGGTAAACCTTCAGTAGGTACTAAATAATCTTCAGTATATACATCTGCTCCTCTAATATCTAACGTAGAAGTAAATGCTTCTTGTTGCATAGAAATATCATCACTGGTAAATCTTCTACCGAGTAATAATCTTAATGCTTTTTTTGTGTTATCTATTAAACCCATTATGATGTACTTATACTTATATCTGTTATAGGAGAAGGATCTCCTTTATATCTTATAATTAGATAGAATTGATTATCGCTATTATCTAAAAACATTCCATCTGCGTTTCTTAAAGGCATAGTATAAGTAGTTCCACTTATACTACCTCCTATATTACCGTAAAGATCTAAATCGTCTGTAAACGGATTTTTAAAATTATCTGCTGATACTCCTGATTCAACTACGTTAGAGTTAGTTTCAGTAGGATCATAAATTCTTGCTGTAGATAAACTACTATTTGCTCCACTTCCGCTAGCGCTTGATTTAAATAAAACTACTGCTGCTATACCATTAGAAGAAGAATCCCAATTAACTAAAGTTTTTTCTACATTTACTGTCATAGAAGTTTTAGCTCCACTAGTTTGGAATTTTCTTATATAATATTTGTATGTAGAAGTATTTCCAAACCCACTATCGAACCAGTATCCATAATCTCCACCGGGTTCTACTAAAAATCCTGGTTTTACCTGTAAATCTTTGGTGGTTAATACTGCATCTCCAGCGTCATTAGTTTTAAAAGAGTTAGTAGTAAAAGAATCTCCATTAAATCCTAATACATTATTATTTACTTTTATTCTATGGTCTTCTCCTGAAAAGTTTTCAGAAGTACCGGTTAAACTACTTGCATCGTATCCTTGAGCTCTACTATATATCGCCATTTTAGTGCTCTTAGTTTGACCAAATAACGTATTATCATAAAAGTTTTGAAGAGCTGAATCTGATGTTACTACTGTTCCTTTCCAGTTTCTACCGTTAAATCTAAATTTTAATCCATAAGTTTTAGCTTCTTGAGCTGCTCTTGTTTGTAAAGTATTACTTGCATTACTATTTAAAGAAAAACTAAAAGAAGAAGTAGTATAAGCAATATCATCAATAAAAGGTACTGTATTAGTACTTCTCTGAGTATTTTTATCAGCTGATAATATACCTTTAACATTAGCTGTATCGTGCTGTACTCCATTTGACGTAACTGATACAGTAGCATTACTAATAGATGTTGATCCAATATTAGGCCATTGGTTTGTAGGTCTAGTAATTGTTATAGGGTTAGTGCTATATCCGTAAGCAGGGTCAAAACTTCCACTTACTTCTCCTCTAAATTGAAAACTATACGATGTACTTAATATGTAAGGAGCTCCTGATAAGGATCTTGATGTAGCACTAAATGCTGTTCTTGTTAAATTAACATTTGATACGGTTGCAGCTCTAGTACCTGAAGTAATATCGGTAGATATATCTCCGGTATATAAATAAAATCTAGAAGATTCATTAGTAGCTGTTTTTTCTGTAAAAGTTGCTTGAGAACCTGATTTTAAGCCAACTATTACGTCATGAGTCCTATAATAACCACTAGCTGAAATACTATTAGCTGTTGTAGCCCCAGAAGTATACTTTCTACTGTTAACAGGTCCTGCTACGTTGTTAAAATCTCCATCTTGAAAATTAGAAGGTATAACTGCTGGTTGAGAGGTAAGTATTTTAGTAAGTACTAACCCATTTGAAGTACCAAAGCTTGAAATAGTATAATCTTTAAGCGAAGATGAACTGAAAGTAGAGGAGGCACCGGGAGTAGCGTCACTATAGCTATCACTATATGATTGAGTAGCTTCTATTCTTACTGTATATGGAGTAGCTCCACCGTTAGTCAAAGGACCTAAACCAAAATTATTAGCACTTCCTGAAACATCTGTAGATCCTGCTGCGTTTGCAGTAATTGTAAATGAATTAGTGCTAAAACCTCCTTCAGTTAGAATAGTTGTAGGTATTCTAGTACCATAATTATCTGAAAAAGGATTAGTTCCTGCATTATTAGAACCAGTTTCAGAATTTAATAAAAATCCTTTATTAATTAAGTAATTTTGAGCATCGTATATAGAGCCAGTTAAAGAAGAATTAATAAATGTAGAAGTATTCCAATTATTAGATAACTTAGCATTTTGATATGTACTACCTAACACTCCATTAAATAAACTATTTTTAGAAGTAGTACCTCCGTTAGTATAAGTTTGAGAAATACTTCCCCAAGTTTTAGTATTTGGTGTAGCATCAGCAACATCTAATGATGAACTTATAACTCCAGCCATAAATCTTAATATTTCAGATATATGAGTAGTGTGATCAAAGTTATTAAAGAAAGATCCATCTAAATTATTTTTCCATTGATTAGAACTAGGGTAACCAACTGTGGTATTATTAGAAGTTATAGCTGTTGAACCTGTGCTAGTAGTACTTACTCTTAGAGAGCCTGATATATTGTGTCCACCGGCACCGCTTATAAATAAACTACCTGTAAACTTATGAGAATCATCTAAACTATTACCAAATTGTGATGAACCAGATTCAAATAATATAGATGCACTAATTAATTCTGATTTAAATTCTTGGGCTGTAAGGCTACCTTGTAGAACTAAGTTACCATTTTCATCTAACGTCATTTTATCGGTACCGTCTCTAGTAACAGAGAAGATAGTACCGTCAGTATTAACTGAAGCACTTACTGTGTTAGTACCATCAGTTTTAAAAATAGCTGTAGGGTCAATACCAATAAATGTATCTGCTTGAACTGTACCAGAGACTATAAGACTTCCTGTAAGGACTCTAGAGCCAGTTAAATCACCATCTATTTGTTTCCATTGTATTAATGCCATCTTATCTTATTTTACCACTTAATACTACTTCATCTCCTGAATCTAAACTATATTCAGTTTGATTAGTCTGTAAAACTACTGAGATATCACTACCTACTTGTGATACCGTATAAAAAGTTGCTGGTATAACTATACCGTTAATGTATAATTGGAATCTATCACCACCAGCAGTAAATCCAGCAGGTGAATCAATTATAGTTCTGTTGTTAAATAATGCTGTATTGACCGAAACGAAATCAGCTATTAATGTAGTATTTAAACCTACGTAAGAAATTTGTTCTTGAGTCATACCAAAGCTTTGAACTCCTAAAGTACCTTCATCAAAGAATCTATAGTCATTATCTTTTTCAGGTGTTCTTGCTTTTGCTGCTAACGTTTCTATGTCTCCAGCTAATTCTAAACCAAAAGTTACAGATGATTTAGAATAAAACTTATTCATACCAGCTAACTGTGCGTTAATAGTATCTGGTATGATATGTCCATTCATAGTTAAATTAAAATTAGTCTTAGCTGCTCTATCTGATCCTTGGCTAAGTTCTACTGCTGTAGAATATGAGTCAATCTTTGCTCTAAAACTAAATCTTTCAGGGTCTCCCCAGTAAGAATCAGAAGCATAATTGATACTCTCTACTAGCTTATTCATTTGTTCTATATAATCAGTAAATATTATACAAGAATAAGTTAAAGTTACATATTCAGGTACTATTACTCCATAAAATTCATCTATAGGATTACGATTGTTAATAACACTAAATCTATCATAAACATTTTTCTTTGAAAATCGTTTTTTATATATACCTACATTGATTGGATTCCTTGCATCTACCTTATTACCAAGAGATCTATTTTTATCCACTGAATCTCTTCTAAACATTATTAGAGGAGCTTGTATTTTACCGTTTTTATCTCGGTAAAAACCGTCTTTCTGTACAGATTTCCATCTTTCTGGAGAACCGTATAAAACAGGTACGTTTATTTTAGAGCCATTCTGTATTACTGAGGGTTTAATAACATTTTCGAAGTAATATATTATAGTTTCATCAATATCTCTTAAACCTATAGTAAATCTTTTAACATCGTCCCCTTTAACTGTTCTTTGATTCTCTCTTTTTTTAGAATCAGGTATAATAGGCTTGCCCGTACCGAGTATCGGAGCTATTTCTTTCTGTAAAAGCTCTGCTTGAGTTTTAGGTACTGGTTTTTTTCTTTTAGCCATGTTTTATAATCTTTGTCTTGCAATTCCTACTCTATCTGCTCTTGTTAAGTGACAATCTAGTACTAAAGAAATAGATGATCCGTATCCTGCAGTGCGTTCTATGTTATAATCTTTGTTTCTACCGTAAAATAACTGGTTCTCTTTAACGGTATCTACTTCATAATAGTCTTCATGCCACATTACTATGTCCCCTACCTCAGGTACAAGTTGTATATCTTCTAAATCCCTTTTCAATAATGCAAATGATGCTTCTCTACCTAAATCAGGCCCGAATTCGTCAATGTTTATTACTTGATCCCCTCTAGTAATCAAACAATTAAGCTTAACCGGTTCTAAAAAGGTCTTTTCTAATGCTTCACCATATAAATTAGTAGAAGTATCAGTAATATTAAACTTATATAAAAGAATTTCTTGTTCTACTATATCTTTTAACAGTTCTCTGTTAATATTAACCAATAAATCAAAGTCTCTACTGCTACCAAATATCATTACTTCTCTTCTATTGTTTCGTTAGCTATTTCTATTTCTATAATTCCTGTATACTTACCTTTAGCATTAGATTTAAATGCTTCAAAAGCTTCTTCTGCTGTTTTTTGAGTAATTAATTTAATTTTAAATGTCATAGTCCCCATCTCAGATGATGCTCCTGCATTAGTAACAGTAGTTACTCCTGGTAAAGCACGTAAAAGTTCAGCCATATTCTCGCTTTCGCCTTCTTTATAGCGTACTCTTACCATACCTTCGTAGGTAGTAAAGATTATCTGTTCTATGATAGTAAATAATTTCATTAACCTACATGTATAGTCATTGGTACTTGAGAAAGAGTAGATCTAAGGAAGTCAGCTTCTTGAGACTGTGCTTCCATTTGTGCTCCTCTCGAAGTTTCGTTTAACATTTCTCTTAAATTAGTAATCAATGCATCTTTTTCCGTAGTTGCCGCACTTAATAAGTCTGATTGATTTAAAGTAGCTTCAGCTCCAGGTACCGGTACTGTTTGGTACTTCCCTCTTATATATCCTAGTAGTTCTTTTGCTAAAGCTAGAGTATATTGGAATATCCATTGACGTCCTACACTATTAATATGAGTATAAGTTGGATTATTATAAGGTACTTCGGCAACATTGGTAATCAATCCTGTGTTACTATTAAAGTTTATAGCTGATTTATCATCTAATTTATAATATTCAAATATTAAACTACCAGTTTCAGCAGGTATAGGGAATATTTTTAGTTGATTATTAACTAACTCAAAACTAAAAGTCGATTTTCTTATTTGATCATTAAATTCTATAGCTTGAGTCTTTAAAACATCATATGAAGCAGGCATTAATAAGAAATTAACTCCGGGACTAAATCTACCAAATTCAAAAGCATCCATCAATGACTGTATACCTGTACCTGTACCAGCATATGGATCAAAATACCTTTGAATAGCAGGAGGAGACTCGTAAAATATTTTTCTTATCTCTATACCTCCATTTATGCTATTAGAAGTTGCCCAAGCGTTCATATCATAGTTCTGTACTGATCCTGTAATATCTAACGATCCAGAATATTTAGTTACATTACCTCCAACACCAGCTTCAGTTCCGTAATTTTTACCAATTTGCACAAATCTATTAATATTAGATTCTATCAACTGGTTATTTACTGCACTACTTGTAGCAGCACCTTCTAAATTAAGGTAGTTTTCTCTAATTTTATATTGAAATACTTCGTTTCCGTATGTAGTTATTGCTTCTTCAAAGCAAGCATAGAATGATCCTGATTGAAGTTCTACATCCATCAAAGGGTATCCTAATCTAGTTGCACAAAAGGATGCTACTTTATCTGCATCTATTGCAAATTCAGCATCACTATCGTAAAACCCGAAAGGAGTTTGACCGGAAGCAAAGGTACTAGTTCCGTTCCAAATACTTATATTAGCCATCGAGTATAGTTTTATTATAAATAGTAACGTATTGTAATAAGAGAAGTGTATTTACTAATCTCTAAATGTTTTATATACTTCTAATATCGGTGCTACTATATCATGTCTATGATTCTGTTGTAAAGAATGAGTTACAAACCCTTGAACTTGTTCTTCTAACCTAGCTAAAAATGAAAATCCAGTATCTCTTTTATCTTTCAAATCTATTTGAGCTATATCGCCACATATTACCATTTTACTCCCTCTTCCAAGCCTTCCTATTACAGTTTCCATTTGAGTATGAGTAACATTTTGAGCTTCATCTACTATAACAAATGAATCTACAAAAGTTCTTCCTCTCATAAAAGCAAATGGAACTATCTCTATAGTACCTTTTTCTATCTCTTTATCTACTTTATCCTTATTATAAAGCATATAAAGATTATGATATATAGGTGCTAACCAAGGATCCATTTTTTCTCTGATATCTCCGGGAAGAAAGCCTATACTTTCTTTAGATACAGTAGGTCTAGTAATTATAATTTTATCTACTTCTTTTCTGAAAAGTAAATCTAATCCTACTTGTGTAGCAACTAGTGTTTTACCACTACCTGCCATACCTTTAAGTACTGTGATTGGAGAGCTGAGAATTAATGCTTTAGCTTCTTTTTGTTCTTCGTTGAGAGTAACGTTAAACTTTATTGGACCTTTTGGTCTTCTTTTTAAGACAAAGACCTCGTCTGTATGATGGTTTGATGACATAAGCAAACAACATTATTTATATACTAATAAATAGTGAATTGATGCTAAAGTCCAAAAAGAAAGGGGCTAAAAAAGCCCCTATCTTAAGAATTTAGATTTCTATCTAGAATTATACAGTAGCTAAGTCTGCTATATTAATTCTTCCGTAGAATTCTGGTCTAATCATCTTCTTAGCATATCTAGTCATGATTCCTTTTCTTGGAGTGAAGGAAGCAGGATCGTATACTAATGGAGTCATGATTAGCGGTACATATGGAGCATATACAGCACCACTTTCTAAGAACTGTCCACCTCTGAAGCCCATAAGGATTCTGTTTTCAGTCATATAAGGGTTTTTGTATACTTTAAATCTACTGTTAAGTTGACCAACTCTTTGTACACCCATCGCAAATTCAGCCTGATCTCCGTCAGTATTAGCTGCATATCCTGGAATTGATTCTAGGATAGTAGCTACAGATGGAGAACATACTAGGAAGTTTGCTCCACCTCTTAAAGTTTTCTGGTGAATTTTGTTAGATACTTTTTGGATTTTAGTTCCTAAAGTCTGGAACCACTGTCCTTGAGTATTATAGAAATCTGCAGATGAAGTAACGAACGCAGATCCGTTCCATACTTTATTGTTCTCAGCTGACCAGAACTCTTCAGTTGCTGCGTCTGCTATTAACATATCTAAAATTTCTAGGTCAATCTCCATAGAGATGTACTCACTCAATAAAGACGTTAACTCAGCCTCAGCGTCGATGCTGTGGTATGCGTTAAGATCTTGAGCAAATTCTGGAGTCCATTGTGCTTTTAACTTTCTAGTCTTAGCAACAACTGCTTCAGATTTTAACTCTACGTTGATTTCTGGGATAACTAAAGAAGAAACATTTCCTGCAGATGGTGCAGAAGAATCTTCAAAGTCACCTCTTGAATTATCAGCTGGAGCAATGTGATACTTTAAAGTTAAGTTACCGTTAGCAACAGAATCAGCAACGACTTGAATCTTGCCGTCAGCTAAAACTTGGTTGAATTCTGATAACTCACCAGCTAAAGAAGTTCTAAATGCTCTAACACCTGTTAAATCAGCATCAGAAGGAGGAGTGAAAGAATAAACTTTCTTTCCACTTATATCTGCACCGCTATAATTAACGTGAGATGCATCAACAGTACCGCCAGTAAAGGCTAGGTTACCTGAAGTTTTCTCTTTGATAGAGTATCCAAACTGACCTGCACCATAAAGACCGCCAGAAGCGTCTCCATCAGCAATTGTCATTTTGTCTCCAGCTGTAGATACGTTACCGTACATATTTCCACCAGATGATTTTCCACTTACAGCATTGCCATATTTGAAATCTAAGTAGAATACTAGCCCTGAAGGCAAGTTCATTGGTTGTACAGAGACAAAATCTTTAGATGAGATTTGAGCGAATACTTTTCTTACCAACGGTAAGGCAACACCAGCCCATTGCTCATTTCCAGCATTTGTAGCGCTAATAGCGCCTGTCCCTGTAGATGATTGCTCTGCTACGATTTGCTTTGCTTGATTTTCTAGCATGATAGACATAGTGTCTTTTTCTTTACCTTCCAATCCTTCAAGCAATCCAGAAGCAGACCATTTCTCAGCCAAACGTGCTGCATCAGCTTTTAAAGCTTTGTAGCCGTTTGCGCTTTCTAAAAGGTTGTTAATTTCCATGATTAAAATGAATTAATTTCGTTATTAAAATTTAAATAATACCAGCTAATTTTTGCATTCTTCTAACCGCATCAGATACTTCTGAAATTACTTCTGGTTTAGTAGCAGTAGTTCCAGTTGGCTTAGAAGCCATACCTAATTTACTTTCGTTAACTTTAGTAGCTTTTTTATTTACTACGCTATCAGATACTGTTTCGAATACTAATTTTACTTCTTTAACAGTTTCTGCTTTATCGAAAGCAGCGATGATATTAACTTTTTGACTCTCACTAAGGTTATTAGCTTTGAATACTTTGTTAACATACATTAATTTTGCGTTAAGAAGATTAACTTCTGATAGTTGAGATTGTAAATTTTGGATTGTTTCTAAAGCTTCGTTTAATTCAGAATTATCTTCTTCCTTAACTTTTTCTTCAGCAACAATTTCTTCTTCAACTTCTTCTGTTACTTCTTCTTCGGTTACTTCCTCGTTAGTAGCTGCTTCTAACTCGGCTAACAATTCGTCTAGATCGATTTCTTCCTCTTCTGCACCTGCGTCCATGCCGTCCATCGCTGGCTCCATTTCTGCACCTGCATCCATATCAGGATCGTCTATTTCTTCTTCGCCACCGTCACCCATTTCTTGAGCAATGATGTCGCGGATAAGATCTTTAAGGTCTTCGACTTCCATGTCTTTTACCTCTACATCTTCTTCCTCGGCTTCTTCAGCTTCTTCGTCGCCTTCGGCTTCGTCCTCAGATTCTTCTGAGTCATCCTCAGCTTCTTCCATTGCTTCGTCTTCGTCTCCGTGAGCTTCTTCCATATCGTCATCGTGGTGTGCTTCGTCCATGTCATCATCCTTCATACCTTCGTCCATGTCGTCGTCTTTCATAGCTTCCTCCATCTCTTTCTCCTTTGCAGGAGCTTCGTCGATAGTTTCTTCTACTTCAGCTTCGTTTACTACTTCTTCTTCAATATGTTCGTTGTCCATTTCTTGAAGTTTAGCAGCTAACATGTCCTTTAGGTGAGGTGTTAATGACTCTTCTAAAGCTTCTTTAGCGTTAGCGATAGCGGCTTCTCTCACAGATTTAGCTTCAGCAATAGCTTGCTTGAATAAATCTTTATTTGCCATTTTTAAAAAAATTTTTGATTTCTACGATTATTTAAATCGTAATAGGAAAGTTCGTTAAATTTAATACAGTATATACTGACTGTATATTCTTATATAAATATATACTTATTCCGGAAAACTTAGACAGCAGCTAAAATTTCTTTTCCTACGTTAGCGATATCCCTACCTTTGAGTGCTGATTTTGTAAGTCCTAATGCTGCGGTACCTACGTTTGCTCCTCTGATTGCATTTAGAGCTCCGATACCTGCTTTTAATCCTAATGCAGCTAATACTGCTATAAATAGCCCTTTTGCTATATTTGCTCTTTTATTTTCGTCTTTTACGAAAGGTGATATAACTTGTGCAATAACGTTAACTACTGCTTTTTCATTTTTATGAGCCCAGTCGTGTATAGCTTCTGCTTTATCTGCTGCTTTATCTAAGTTCATTTTTCTTAGTGCTTTAGCAGAATATTTACCTAAGATATCTAATACTGTATTAGAAGCTAGTGCCCAACCTAAAATGCCGACAGCAGTTAGAGCTTCATCTAACTTACCGTCTTCCATTTCTTGATCGAAAGCTGCTTTCAACTCTTGACCGAGTACGGTTTCGTCGCTTTCTAATAAAATATCGTGAAGTTTCACTATGCTCTTAATATATCGTTAATAATAGAATCTAAATTCATATATTTAGAAACTTTCTTTTTAGCTTCGTTTAACGATATAGGGTTCATAAATGCACCGTGAGTAGATGGATTAGAGACAAAGTCCCAACATACTAATTCAAAGTCTGGTTGTACTTCTAAATTACCTTCGTTAGTTTGTTGAACTGATCCGGTACCTCTAGAACTGATACCGATAGTATGTCCTGCTTTGATTATTTCTTTTACAATATTACCTGCTGGTGTATTTAATAACTCAACTTTACCCATTAAGTCATTACCATTCCACCAAAGGTCTTTTACAATATGAGAAGCATTTTTTAAAGATACAACAGGAGATTCAGGATGATCTAATTCACCGTAAGCGTTTCCGTTTTTGACGAATTCATCCATATATTTTTTAGTTTCTCTTTCTAGTATAGCTTTAGAATAAACTCTACCGTTTTGATTCTTAGCTGTTGCTCTTTGCATAACACCTTCAACTTCAAATACACCAGGTTTAGTTTTTGACTCGGTGATTATAGGTCTAAATGTTGATACTTCTACTAATAATTGTGCCATTTTTTATTATTTAGTCTTTTTAAATTCAAACTTTTCTCCTGTTATAGATAACTTATCTATTACTTCAGTTTGAAGATCTCTTAATAGCTTTTCTAACTTGTCTTTTTCAACAACCATACCAGATACTTTATCTTCTAATGCTTCATTTTTAGCTTTTAATGCTTCTACTTCTTCAGGATTCTTACCTATGAAAGTATAAATAACTACTGATAAGCTACCAACTAACATACCGACGATTACTTTAAATATATCGTTGTTAGTATCTGGTATTTCAAAAAAGGCTAAAAATAATAAAAGACCCATTACTAATAAAAATACTGTAGCGGCTCCTATATACCCTCTTAATTCTTTATCTTTAAACATATTATTTCTTTTTTTCGTTTACTGGGGAGTAAACAGTTTGTTTTGGTTCTGCTTCAGCTACGGATCCTCCCATCCTAGCTGCGTCTAAATCTGCCTGCGAAAGTACTTTTACCCTAGGTTGTTCTAAACCTTTAGTAAAGCCGTGCTTGATAGCAGGTCTTAAATCCTTATTAAACGCTGATTCAACTGCTGGGGATAAAAAGCCTCCTACTTTTAATCCTTCTTCATTTCTTACTTCACCCATAGAGTCAAAAGCTTTTTGGATTTTACCTCTAGTATTTTCGTAATATCTTTCAATATCTGTTACTATATCCTGTAATGTCATCACTACTGCTTTCATTCCATCAAATCCAGCATAGCTATCGGCCATTTTAGCTAATTCTTGAGTAGCTGCTTCATTAACTACACCTTCTTCAAGTATCTTAGTTATTATAGCTTTGATACTTTCTTTAGCCATAGCAGCTCTTTTCTTATCATCAGCTCCTACTCCTTTTACCGGAAACTTTTTGCCGTCTACTTCAAAATGATCAGCACCTGCTTTGATAGCTTTTAATCTTTCAGCTTCAAATTTATTTCCTTCGTTTGGCTCTTCATTAACATCTCCTTCAGACGCAATACCTTGATCTTTTGGACCTGATGCTGTGTTAACATTTAAGTTAGCAAATTGGCTGCTGAGCTGCTGTACCGAAGTAACTCCATTAAAATACTGTTTAAGCATTTCTTGTGCCTCTTCAGGAAGTTTACTCATTACAGAGCTAGGAAATAATTTTTTTAAATCATTAATAGTTTCTGTAGATGATTTTTCAAACTCTTTAGATACACTAGCAACTTGAGCATATGCTTTTGCAATTGCTGGGTCTTTAATAGCATCTTTATCTCCTTTCATATACGCCATAAAGTTTTTACCTTTTTGACCTAATGAAGCCATTCCTCCTTTAAGTTTAGCTCCTATTCTATCAAATAAGCCTTCTTTTACCGCTTGTTTAATACCTTCATTCATCTTAGGAGCATCAGGATCTGCAAATGGATTAACTGGATCGTCAGAATCAATATAATCTTGAATCATCTTAAGATTTAGTTTATAATGATCTGCTAATGCTTCGATTACTTCAGCAGCTTCTTCTCTTGGTTCGAAACCAGTATCATCTGCTCTATCTTCTATTAATGAAATAAATTCTTGTAATCCGCCTACTCTTTCACTGATTACTACCCCAGCTTCTTCTAACTCTCTTCTATTAGGATTAGCTCCTTCGTTAAACTGTACTAAAGTTTGCTTAATTGCTTTTTTAAAGTTTCTGATATGATCTAAAGCTTCTGATTTATCTCTTGCTTCTATAGCATCAATAGCCATACCTAAGTGACTATTTTCAGTATGGTAGTTTACATCTTCAAAAGAACTATATAATGCTTTTAATGTTGATATAGGAGTATTCAATCTAATTTTCATACCAAACTCTAGCATACCTTCGTAATCGAAATCGTTGGACCAATTATCTCCAGGTTTAAATGCTTTTACTGGTTTATCTTCTCTACCGTATTTAGCAATGTCTGCCATTTGTTGGTCAGTCATTTGCTCATTTGCTTTTGTATAATTACTTGGACTATCACCAGGTTTTTTATTTCCTTTTCTATCAATACCCATTACTTCTCCTACAAACTTAGCTTTAGCAGCATCAAAGTCTCCTTTATATAAAGACTTTACTACTTTACGGCCAAGAGTTTCTAAATCATCATCGTTAAGGGAATGAGGTTTATTGAATCCTTTTAAATACCCTCTACCTATATCTCCGTAGTCAGCAGGATCAATAACATCATCGACTGATTTAGCTATTTTTTCGTCAACTCTATCGTAATTAGCATCGACATAAAGATCGTACTCGTTTTCAACTTCGTCCATATCCATATCTAAAAGATTGTCTGGAGCCACTGAAAAGAATCCGTCTATCATCTTATCATCAATAACTTTATTCTTAGGGTTATTAGGATCAGTAAACTTTTTATGTAGATGTTGTCTAATCATATCAAGTTTCTTTGCTACTCCCTCGTCTACATTTTCAGACTTCATATAAGCAGGCTCTAAAATTTTAGTAATTTTTTGTGCGATTGCTAATTCTTCGTCTTGTCCTTCGTCTTCATATTCCTCTTCGTACATTTCGGAAGTGTTATATAGTGCAACTATTGCTGATGTGCCTGGTTGCTCGTCTTGTAAGACCTCAGCATCTGTGAATATATCATGAATAACTCCGTCTACTGCGTGTGCATCTAATTTTGATGGTAATTGTTTAGATATAGATTTTTTTAATTGTTCCAAACCTACTTCTTCTTTTAAAGTAGCTTTTTTCATACCGTTAAAAGTATCTACTTCTTTTCCTTTCTTAAACTCTACTGGTTTATCATGCTTATCGACCTTACTAGACTCGCCTGATAGTAGATTTATATAATGTAAAGGATCTTTTTTAAGATTTTTTATAGCTTTATCTTTTGCTTTGGCTTGATCTTCCTCAGATACCTTGTCATGAGACATTAGCCCCATTCCTTCTAATTCTGCATCGATACCTCTTCTTATGGCTTCGTCAGATATATTATCAAATTCAGCATATTCAGGTAATTTATCTTCTTCAGATATCATGCCTTTGCTTTTAAGTATTGATACAGTATCACTAAATCCATTGAATTGAGTGATAAGGTGGGGATGTGCAATACGAGCATCTCTAACGAATTGGTTTTTGGAAAAACTTTCGTTTAGTACCCCTCTATATTTTTCAGTTAACGTTTTCATCTAAATAATCAAACATTTTAGTGTTATAAGGTCTTTTTTTTTGCTTTACTACTTTGTAACCTAGCTTTTCAGCATGTTTAGTGGCTCTATTTTTTTTATTACCTTTACTAAACGCATAAGGAGTTTGGTAACCACCTACTCCTGCTGTCGTGCTCATTTCTTCTAATACTTCTCTTACTGCTTTAATTACTTGGCTTCGTTTCATAGTTTACGCATTTCGTTAACTAGATCGTAATATTGCATTAAATTAATAAGGTGATTATCAGTAATTTTTTCAGTCTTCTTCAAAGGAACTATTCCTTTAAATACTTCCTGTAATTTTATTTTTACTACTTCATCTTTTATTCTTGTACTAAGATCTTCTATTTCTTTTTTAATCTTCTCTACTTCTTCGTTGACTAAATTTCTAAGTCTAGTAGTAGAATTAACTGAAGTAATAAATTCTTTTAAAATATTTTTTTGCTCTGGTAGTAAGTTTTTATAGTTACTATTAAACTTTTCTAACAGAATTTTGAATGTAAGTAATCTTAAATCTTTATCATATTTAGAATACTCTTCTATTAATGTATCTTTAACTGCTTCTTTATCTATGGTAGTAGAGGTTAAATGCTCTAATACAGTTAATTTATTATTAACTAAAAACTCTGGGTTAACTAATGTGTTATTATTTTGAGCTTCTAATAAACAGTATAAAGCTGCAAGAGGTTTATAGTCTCTTACTTGGATAGCGAAAAATTCTTCTATATTATAGTTTTCTTTTAATTCAGCTATCAATTTATATTTAGACTCTTTTAAAGTCTTTTGACTAAATTTCCTAGAAATTTCGGTAATAGTAGATATAACTGTTTCAGCTTTTGCTTCGCTTAAATTATTATTTTTAAGTATATACTCATATAATTTAAGTTCTTTAGCAAGTACAGCTTTACCGCCGAAGTATTTCTTTAATATACCTACAGCAGCTGAGTCACTTTTAGAAAGTGTGTCAGCAGCAATTTGTTTAACTAACAGTTCGTAGATTAAACCGGTATTTTTAAACTTTGAGTGTTTTATCTTCATAATATACGGTTACTATATATAAATATGGGTTAGTCCTCTAAATCTCTTAATTGTGTTTCATCAAGTAGTTTAGAATCATCTTCTTTTTTATCTTCAAATATTAATTCTTTCTTTTCTTCAAAAGAATCTTTAATTTGTTGATAAACTGTTTCTGCTTTTGTAGTATTAGTTTCCATGACATTATCATTATCAGACGGGAATCCGCCATGCATTCCATGGACACCTAATCTATCTCTTCCACCCATAGGATCGTCGTTAGTACCGTACACCGACATTTTATCTCTTGGTCTACCGCCTTCAGGTCCTACTTCATTATAACCTGATGGCACATCACCAAATCCAGCTCCTTTTTCAGTAGCTGTTGCTCTCCTACCATACATTGAAGCTAAATCGTGTGGAGTACCGTATGATCTACCTGATTTAGCAGGATCATTACCTTCAGCTTCTATTTGAGCATGTCTGAAGGCTCTCTTACCATCTTCTCTAACTAAATCTCTCATTTCATTATAAGTATCTTCTGACATATCAAATATGTTCTCATAAATGTAATCTGAGGAGAATAATTTAGAATCTTTCATTTGATTAGCTAGATCAACTTTTTCTTTTAGTAGAGCTACTTTCTCTTGTTCGTATATAACAGAAGGATTGGTAAGTTTAATTTCAAAATTAGTTAAACTCTCTCCAGTGAATCCTTGAGTATATAAATGGACCAAAGCAATTTTAGTTAACTCTGATTCTAAGATCTTTTGTATTCTTTCTACAGTTCTTGCAAATCTTATATCTTCTGCTGCTAATGTCGCTTTACCTTGTAAGTCTCCTTCGTACCCGAAATATGCTTTTGGAATCTTAAGAGCAGCAAACATCTTAGCTTGTAGATATTGAATATCATTAGTACCGTCGTAATCTAAACCTTTAGTAGTTTCGATTCTAGTAGAAGCATCTCCTCCTCTTACAGGAACATAGAAATCCTCCATCATGTTCTGCATATTAAACTTCAAGTTATATTGACCAGTTTTAGGATCAACATAAGGAGTCTTTTTCATAGTGTTGATAGTCTTTTGCATAAACTGATCAACTTCTGCAGGAGGAATAGAACCAACATTAACAAAGAAAGTTCTCTTTTCAGGAGCTCTCATAATACGATGAATTAACATCGCATCTTCCATTAACGTTAATTGTTTAAATATTTTTCTAGCCGGTTCGATATAGGACCTACCGTAAGGTAAATAAGCATGATCAGAAAGTAATCTAAAATGAGCTACTTCGTAATTATCTAGTTTAATTACGTTTGAATCTCTTTTAGGTATATAATTTGGATCTGCTGTTGATGCCAGACCTGCTGGATCTATAGTAAACTGCACTTCAGAAGGTTTCTCTGCATTGGCACCTTCGTGTCTAGACATATTATAGACTGTGTATGGAAGAATATTATAGACACCAAACTTTTCAGCTATTTCTAACTTTAAGAAGTAATCTCCATACTTAAGCATACCTCTTGTCCACGACCATAAATTAAATTCAATATTTAATACATCATAAAATAAATTGTATAAAACTCTTTGTAAATTTTCGTCTGAAGATTTAACTGATAGTACTTCTCCTAAATCGTTTTTCAAAGTAGCTTCGTCAGCTAATATATCTAACGCAGAAGCTATAATAGGATCAGTATCCATTGCCTCATAATCAGAATATAGCTGTATTCTTAATGTTTGATAATTAAGAGTGGGGTTAAATAAGTTTTTATTATTATATATGTGTAATCTTGAAAACCTATCGATAAGTGCATTAGTTTCAAAGTTACCAGTAGATTGAATACGATTTATGTCGGCTACCTTAAGTTCGGTACCTCCTACGTTTCTTATAATTACATCCGAAGAAAAAAGTCTTTGCAGTCTTCCAAATAGTGATTTATCGGCCATTCAATGAATATTTAGATTCAGTATATATTATAAATAGCTACGTTATAACAACCAAGATATATCTTCTTGCCCGTAGCCATTATCTATAAGATAAGGATTATTTTGCTGATTTCCAACTGATTTCATTACTCCTTTGTTTTTAGCATTTAAATTCTGGAATGATGAAAGTTGTGCTCTAGCTAAGTCCATACCTTGTTGTCTTAATCTTAAAGCAGTATCTCTTACGTATAATGCTGTAGCACAGGATATTAGTAAATCATCATTATAATTAACTTGTGCTTGAGGTTTACCATTTTTCCATACAAAAACTCTCATTTCTCCTATTAACCTCTTCGATTGTATAGTAACTCCTCTTTCTCTAATATATTCTATCATTTTAGCAACTACTAGAGGTCTAGTTCTAACTGACATAGTAAACCCGGGTACAAGTTTATCTCTTTCATATTTTGACATATATGATTCTACAGTTTCCATTTGAGAAGTAGAACTGTAATATAAATTGCTATACTGTCTTTCCATTATCTGTTCTATAGTAGCCCATCCTATATTAGCGTTTTCAACTACTAATAACGCTTGATTATATTCAGTAGCTATACCTACTAGAACGTTACCAAAATCTTTAGGTGATAATTTACCTTTATATTCTCCTACTTGAGTGCAAGATTCTATATCAAATATATGAAATGCGGAATAATCAGCAGAATCACCTCTCGCAACGTCAGCTACTACCATATAAGATTTAGTATAGTCTACACCTTCCCAAATCCATAAATTAGTATCAACTCCCCTTTTTTCTAAAGGTTCCTTTAAATATGTTTGTTCATAAAATAACATATCATCAGGTTCAAATACAGTATCACCGGAAGCTAAGAAATCACAATCACATTCTTGTCCCGCCATTCTAGGTCCTAAATCAGAGTCTTGTTGTTCTCTCCATTCTTCATTTCTTTCAGGATGTACTGTCCAAGGTAGTTTAATAGGTAAAAATGAATTTTCACCACTTTCAGCTTTTTCCCAAGTTTGATGAAACCAGTTACCAATACCATTAGGAGTTGATAAAGCCATACATTGACCTCCGGTAGCTAATGTTTGTTGTGCTGCTGTAAATGTTTCGTCAATATTATCTATAAATGCTGCCTCATCTATAAGTAATAAAGATACTGCTTCGGATCTAGCTGCATCAGTATTAGAAGATTTTGCTGTAATTTTAGAACCGTTTTTAAGTCTTAAAGATAATTTATTTTTTTCTAGAGCTGGTAATCTTAACCATTTAGGTAGCTGATCATACATAAACATAGTTTTAGAAACTAAGTTACGAGCAGTTGCTTGAGTAGTTGCCAGAGCTAATACGTTTTTATCTTTATGAAATAACATCATCCACAAAGCATATGCAGCAGATAAAGTTGATATACCTAACTGTCTTGATTTTAAAGTAATAATATATTGATTATCTCTAAATAAATGTAATACTTTAGATTGAAAAGGATAAAGGCTAAATAGTATTCTACCACGAGTAGGATGCTGAATATAGCAATACTTCTTCATAAAGTACGCCGGATCTTTAGCGCACTTGATGTACTCTTGTGCGATTATCTTTTTGATATTCTGTGACATAACTATTTACTTTTACTAACCTTTAATCCTAATTTATCAGAATCATGGTTAGGGCTATTTTTAGATAAATGACTAACTTTAAAATTACCTGATTCTATAACTTTAACTTCGCCCTGTAAGCTACCAGGATTTAAAAAGTATTTAACATATTTTACTTCAACGTAATTATTAAATATATCGTTAAAGTTTAAATCAGGATCGTTATTTATTTCTTTTACAAACGCTTTTTCTATTATAATTCTATCTCTATGAGATTGTTCATCTTCAGGTTTTTTACCTAGTTTAGGAAAATGTGGATATATTTTTTTATATTCTTTTACTTGGTTTTTTAAAGTATTACTTCCAAATAACTCTATAGCTTTAAAAGCACCTTCATAAACTGAATTATTATTAATTATATTAGTAAAGTTTCTTATTTTATCGGAAACTTCTCCGTCTAACAAATCTACTAATTTTATGACGTCAATATATTTTACTGTATTACCGACTGAAGATCCAGATTTAGCGCTTACTTGTACCCTATCTTCTCCTTTATATAGTATATAGTCTAATAACCTATAATTACCAGCTCCTGGAAATTCTACTGAATCGCATCCTATCTGTAATCCGTATAACAGAGCACCGTGAGGTTCTCCGAAATTTTTATTTACTTCGTTAAAAAACCCTCTAGGTAACTGCTCTTTTTCTTCAGCAGATAAAGATCCTTTACCGGTAATAGCTAAAAGAAGAGCTTTTCTCTGTATATCATTTAATACTTTATTATTTTTTATACCGTTAATTAATTCACTTTGTAAAGTTTGAAGACTAATCTTTTTATCTAAAGTTAATCCTAATTGTTGAGGTTTAAGTTCAAAAAATTCTCCTGCTTTTACTCCTGTTGGTTTTAAGGTAATACTTATACCGTCTACTTTAAACTTACCTTTTTTATTTAATAAATTAGGTCCATAGTTACCAGAGTTTTCAAAACTACTTAATAAACTTGGTCTATCATCAGTATAAATTACTATATGTGTTTTTGAGGCTGGTTTTATTTGATCTTTTGTTATTTCAAACTCTTCTATTATTTTTTCAGCTAATTTTTTAGCTGCAGGGGTAAGTACATCGTATTCTAATTTTACTAATTCAGCTACTAAAGGATTATAACCAAACAAGGATTCGAATATGTTTATATCCTCTTTATTACTGATATCAGGATATCCTTTCTTGGTTCTAAACGACCATTCTAATATGACTTTATCTATAAGATTCATAACGTTAAATTATGCTGCTGGGTCTTCAGCTGGTTCCTCGAAATCGACTGGTTCACCTGTTAAATCAGCTCCTCCTGCATCTCCACCAGCATCATCTCCTAATCCACCACCTCCGGTATCATCTCCTAGTCCACCACCGGCATCATCATCTCCTAAGCCGCCTCCGCCACCTCCAGCATCATCTCCAGGAAAATCTCCTCCACCGCCTCCGGCAGAACCTCCTGTGTCAGTATCAGCAGGTTCTCCTTCGCCAGCACCGCCCATCGGGCCTTCTTTATATAGTATAGCTAATTTATCTAACGCTTGTTGATAATCGTTAATTTTATTTATGTAGAATCTTTTACCCATAATTTGAGCTTCGAATCCATTACCGGTCCATTTCATAATATAGTCTTGACCGTTCTTTAGATTGATTCTAAACTCAGTAGGTCTTGGAGATATCCAATCTATTTTATCTACAAACTCTTTAAAGTCTTCTGTCTGTAATTTTATAATAGCTGCTTTTAATGTAGGAAACTTAGATAAAATTTGATCAGTAGCATCTTCTAAAACAGTATCTTTAGGAGCTTCATCATCTCCTTCTTCTTCTGGTTCTGGTTCTTCTTCTTCTTTTAATTCATCTAATAAACTTTCTGCTAAACTAAGTTTACTTTCTTTATAATAGTCAGGATCTTCGTAGTAATCATCTTCTTCTCTCCTACGTTGATCGTAGTCGGTGTAAGCATCGTATCTATCTTGATCGCTTTGTGCTGCATTTAGCATATCATTTAAATCGTAATCTTTTTCTAATGCAGGATTTTTTAAAGTTATTGCGTTAGGTAAGTCATCTCCTCTACCTATGTGGAGTACAAAATCTTGACCTTCTTTATACTTAGACTGTAAATGATCAACTACATCTTGAATAGCATCTAAATCGTATCCAAAGGTAACTAAGTGTCCTTCTTCTTCGTTAACTATTTCTTTTCCTTTTATTCTACGGAAAGTAATTCCATAAACATCTCCATTACCAAAATCAACGTTAGCCATATCGTCCATTACTTTGACTACTTTGCCTTTTTTGCCGTCTTTAGTAAGTATATCTCCAACTTTTACTTCGTCAACTTTACCTACTGCGGTATCATAATCCATAGGTCTGTTATATACAGATGCTGCTTTTTCAATAGCATTATCAATCTTATTTAACTGATCACCATACATATCAGCTACAGGTCCTCCTTGTGGTTCGATATCTGGATCGTTTTCCATTTCTCTTTCTACTTGAGCTCTCTTGATCTTTAACTTACGAACTATTTCTCTTGCTTTTTCTTCTTTTCTTTCTGCACTAGCTTGTGCTCTTGCAGCAGCTTTACCTTCAGGAGATTTTTTATATGCATCTAATTTTTTTAAATCATCAGCTCTCATCTTTGCAACTCTAGATTTAATCATAACAGGATCGTTATAATCTAATTTTTCTAATATAGTTTTTGCTTTTTTTAATCCTTCAGCCATTCTTCTCATTTTCATAAGATCATACTGCTTGGGATGATTAGTTCTTAAATATCTTTGAAGTTGTCTAAATAAAGTTTTGATATTTTCAAATATTTCTTTTGCTGCAGCATCGTTCTTAACTGCATCAACACCCATTAAAGTTCTTATATCTTTGATTATTTTAACGAATGAATTATAAAGTTTAGAATAAGAAGGAAGTCTAACTAGTCTATGTCCTACTGAACCTGTTTCTTTATTGTAACTTGTAGTAAAGTAGTATGTTTCGTAATCAGCGTCTACGTAATCTCTATTAGGATCTCCAGGTGCATTTTTTCCAAATACTTTTATTTCTTTAGAAAACTTTTTTTGCATATCTGCAGGAAGATCTTTAAATTTAGTTAATTTAGGATTATCTTCAAATTCTTTTTCTAAATCAAAACTTTCATCATCTTCATCTATAGTACCAGATACAGGTCCTCTTCTAGCATAAAAGTCACGCTGTGCTTCAGCTTCTCTATCTAAACCAGTCATAACATGGTCAACTATATCTTTTAAACCTTCAGTTGAAATACTTACTGGTGTATAGTTTCCATCTGTCATATATGAATCCATACCAGCAACACTTGAACGACCTGCTTGTCTCATTCCTGCTTCAATAGCATCTTTTTGATCAATTCTATAACCGCTCATTCTACTGATTGTAAATTCGTCAGTATCTTTATTATGTTGAAATATTACTGCTTGAGGAGATCTACTTTCACCTTTACTGACCATATACCCTTCAAATCCAGGTTTACCGCCATCTGAGCTACGTTCAGTTATGTCGTATCCTCTATTATTAAAGTAATCGAATAGCAGTCCGCCATCCATTTCGTTGAGTAGCGATACGTATGATTCTAATATGAGCTTTTCTAATTTATGCATATTATTTCTTTTTCTTTTTGTAGCCTTTATGCCAGTGTTCTTTTTGAGTAACTATCTGCAATTCTTCAACAGGTATATCTTCTACTACTTTTTTACCTTCTTTAAATAGTACGTCATAATGAGTAACAACATATTTATTTCCTTCTTTGATTAAAGTATGTTTCTCTGGAATACAAATACCTTCTCCGTAAGTTTCGTGAACTACTTTAGCAGCACAATCGTGTTTATAACCAGGAGCAGCTTCTTTAGTAAGATTATCAATATATTTTGCTTGACCGGCATGTCCTTTAGAAGATTTCTTTAGAGACTTGCTCATATCTTTTAATTTGCTTTTTTCAGCTTTAGATAATTCAGCTTCATTCTTTTCAGCTTTTGTAGCATAGATTGCTTTTCTTTGAGCATCTGATTTATACTTACCTTCTTGTTTTACTTCACCGCTTTTAACCATTTTTTGGAATTGCTTGATATCATCCTTATCGTTTCCTGAGGTTTTAAAATTACCAACTGATTTGCCATTTTTAGCTATTGTTAACTCAGGGGTATTGGATTTTTTTACTAATTGATAACCATCATGTTTTGCTATAACACTATCTCTTACCATTTCTTTTAACTTTCCTTCGTTAGTATAGACTTCTCCGTCTTCTATTTCAAATCCTTCTTCTTCTAATCTATCTACAAATCCACCTAAAGTAACATCATATCTGTTAGCTGAATACATATTACTAAAAGCACCGTAAGCATCTAGTCTTGATAATGAGTTTGGAAATACTTGTCTTACTACTTCTCTAGCTTCTTCTCCTTTAGCCTCGATTTCATCAATCAAATCTCTTAATTCTTGAATAGCATCATGAACTTCATCTTCACTTACTTCTGCTAATTGTTGACCTTTACCTATATTAGCTACAGCTTTTTCTAAAGCATCTTTTACTT